ATGTTACCAATAACACCAAATCTATCTTTAAAACTTTTAGCCGCCTTTCCTCTCCAGAAGCGCTGTAAAGCATCAGAAATCTTAACTTTTAAATCTTCTATTTTATCGCCTGAATTATGTGGAGCGGTAAGGGTTAACATAGAAATATTGAGTTTTTCTGCACGAGCAATATTAAAAGCCATACGCATTTCATTCGATTTTCTTTCGGATATTTTTGCGGAGCAAACGGGACATGTTCTAGAATTTGCGCAATTCATCAAGCCAGAATAAAAAGCCTTACCATTAGTTTTTGATTTTACAATTTGAGTTGTTACACCACTCCTGAAACGGGTGCAACTGCAAGTTCTATGATGAACTTCATAGCCTTTAGCATTTACGCGAACGTCAGAGCCATAGTAACCGAAAAGAATATTTCTCGCGGTATCTTGTAATTGATATCGAACTTGTCGAGCGAGGTTAATTGCTTGCTTCTTTGGTAACACACCAATATTTTCAATTTCACCCGTGGTGAAATCCGTTACAGAGTAACTTTTTGAGGAGTCGGTTTTAAGGGGGGGTGTTCGTAACTTCGTAGCATTACCGAGAGCGCCCCGCGCTTCTCCTCCTTGCTCAGGCTTCGCCGTCGTCGTCGCTTGTGCGCACCCTACTTGATTAACTGCTGTTTTATCAATATAATTCATTTGTCTGCTCTAAATCGTCGTGGTTGGTGGTTTAAAAGCAAAAAGACAAAGGGTTGAATGTTTTCGCGGACGTTCAACCCATTTTTTTGCTCAAAATATAGTAATGTATTTTAAGAAAAAAGAGAAGTTTAGCAGGATGGCAATGGAGGAAATTAAAAAAATTTAGTTATTGTGTTTAACTAGTTGTTATCAATTTACGCCAATCAGCCCTCTGATATATTTCTCGCTTACCTGTAAATACTCCCCAAAAATCGCAAGCTAATTTGCTAACTTGAAAACAAAGAAGTTTATATCTGCGATGCTTAAAAAAAATAATTGGTACCAAAAACAGCTTACCGGTTTCAATCCTGGAAACAAAAGTGGTACCAAAAAAATCAAAAATCAGGTGTTCTCATAGAAAAATTGTGGATAATGGTTTCTGCTTCCGACTTAGCCAATAAACTATCTTGCAATTCATTAACTTCAGCATTCAAATCTTCATACTTAGATTTTAAAGAATCGTAACGCTCCTCTAATTCACAAAATCTCAGGATTGACTGAAGGGCGGCACCACTAGAAGTTGAAACATTAAAACGAACCTTTAACCTTTCAACCTGCTCTGAAAACTCTTCTGTACTATTGTTTATTTTAATTAACATTTTATAACTCCATAAGTGAATATGGTACCATTTTAAGCTTATAAATTAAAAATGTAAAGCAAAATGGTACCAAAATATGAGTTATTTTCCCCCAGGTTATTTTTAAATGGTACCGATTAGTGGTTATACACCTCAGAAACTGCTGAAAAAGAATGTGATACTCCAAAGTAATAACCAATAGCAATGCAAACAACAAAACCAAGAACCAAACCAATATTACCAACTTCTTTATTTAAACTTTTCATATTAAAAACCTACATTAACCAAGTGAAGCTACTAGAGAAGAATCCCTAACAGCGCTATTAAGTTCATCATTCTGAACGGGTGTTTCATCTCTTTTTTTCAATTCACAATAGACAAAATTTGAAGAATGTTCGGCTCGCAATTCAACCAAACAATCAGACTTATAAAAAACCTTATAACCCAAAGAATACAAATCATCTGAAGTTATAGAGTGCCTGTAACCGTCTACAAGAAGATTAAAAATATAATGACGCTTTATATTGTTTTTACTCAAACTCTCGGTTACAAGACCCGTTAAGTGCATAGATTGAGCGTTATAAGGTAGGTTTACATTATTATCATTCGCAAACAGCTCCGAAACAGAACCATGACGAGCAACAAAAGAAGTATTTTCCCCATTATCCTTAATAGGAAGTGGAGAGTTCTCTTTATTATTAACTTTATTTTTCGGTAAAGTTTTCTGATTATCAACTTTTTGAATATTAGGTATTTTATCACCCGATAACACTTCTTTAGTATCATCACCATCAGTGAAAAAATTGATAAGAAAAACGATATAACCGACAACAAAAGCGAGACCGATTTTGTGGCGCCAATCAAAAGGTGAACCACCTGCGCCTGATTTAGTATTTTTTCCCGTTGCAGTGGACTTATAAAGTTTAAAAACATCAAGAGGTATTTTCCTATGAGTTGTGATATCGCCTTTTTTAACAGACATACCATTTTCTTTTGGTGGGTGTTCTAATACGCGAGGTCTACGCTTAAAATATTTAATCGGGATTGCATCTTTTGAAACGTGAGCATAACCCTTTTCGGTTGCACTACGAACAAAGCCAATAACCTCCTTAATATCTGGAGTTGCAAAGATAATATCCCAGTTGTAATGTCTATGCCTCATGAAGCATTCACGCATAGTTCTTGGGTATCTTAAATATCCCCGTTCATCAAAAAGTGACTCGCCAACATCATCAAGATATTCATTCAAATCAACATTATCTTTAATTTCTCTCTGCTCTTTATGGTAAAGCTCGACAAGCTCAACAGGCAATTGAGAGTCAAAATAACCTTCTCCTTTATTGTCGTAATCATGAGCTTTGAAAGTTTTATCATTTGGATAAACATCTTGGACTTCATCAATAAAAATAAATGCCCCGATAGGCATCCATTGATAAAAATTACGCATCAAATTTAAACCGCGGTCATGACCTATAGAAATACGAAAAATTTTTGCTGTTGCAGGAAAAATCTCACCTAATTCAAATTGAATTTCATCTATAGTTTTTAAGCCCTGTAAATTAGTAATAACCACACGACCTTGACGTAAAGCATCAAGAAGACGAAACCATAAAACAGTAGAGGACTTGTAAGAACCTGGAGGACCATGGTAAATCTCAGTAGACATCTAAAACCCCTTAATTAAAAAGTAATCATGTTATAAACAAAACGTGTAATAACAGCCTCGATAAGGATGGTTAGACCCTCAAAAAAACCAACGTCAACAAGGACAGAGCGAACATCAGAAGGTAAATCAGCAACGGCTAAATTAATCATTGAATTAAGTTCTACAAGATCCAGAAAAGAAGTAGCTATCTGACTTGCAAACTCAATAGCATGTAAAAACATTGTGTATTTTAAAAAAATAAGCCAAGAAATTAACCATACAAAAAAGTTAGTAATTGCAGTTGGTATTTCAACGGTTAAAAAAAACCAAATACCATTAAAAAAACTAGCTACATCTTCAAAGAAACCTGAAAAACTAATAGAAGTATCTGAAGCAAAAACAGAAAAAGAGAAGAGCATAAAAATAGAAAAAGTAATTAATCGAATCATGATTTAACACCCCCTAGAATTATAAAAAAAGCACCTAGCGTAGCTAGCATTATTATTATGGATTTAAGGGATAAATAATTTTCTGCAAAACGAGAAATTGAAATATTATGAGTCCCCCAGCCACCTGCTAAAGTTAAATTCTCAACGGAATAAGAACTCGTAGCATTAACGGAAAAATAAGACATTAAATTGTTTTTTGTTGCTGTTAATAGTTCAGAAACTTGACCTTGCTTTACTAAAGTTTGAGCATCTATATCTGATATAGCTTGAGCATTAAACAATGTATGCAATGGGGTTTGAACATCACCTAAGGATTGAGGGGTGTAAGTAATTCCATCCATAGGATTTTCAGCAGCACTTCCAGAACCAACACCACTCAAATTGTTAATAGCATCAACAATATTTCCATCATAAAAAGGAGCTTGAGCATTTATTGCATCAATGGTTGAATTACCAGAATCCAAGATAGCTTGTGCAACATCATCTGTTTTCTCAACAATTGTCTGGTTAGTACTGACAGTATTATCAACTAAAACTTTTTCGTTTTTATTTCTAGATTTTATAACTTCATTAATTAAAGTATCACCTTGTAAAGCTGATAAAGGAGCAGTGGGGTCAGCCGTTCCATCAGGGGTATAACCTGTATCAGTTGTAGGATCAGGAGTTCCTGTTGTTGGAGGTAAAACACTGGTGCCAGTATTGCCAACTATTACACTATCGTCTTGAGGTTCATCACAGTAATTATTAAATAATGTACATTCTTCAGGTTCGGTTGCGGCTGTTCCGTCGTTACAAGTTCCTGAGCATGTTTGATTTCCGTTACCATCGTCTTCATAGCTTGAGCTAGCAAAACCTAAATTTGAAGAGCATTGTTGTATTACCTGTTCTTCACATTGTTTAACAGGGTCGACAGGTGTGTCACAAGAATAGGAAAAATCTTCAGGGCTATTAAATTGAAAAGCAGCTATCGTCTTATTTTGAGAAGTACAGTCGAATTTTGCTAATGCGAAACAAGTAGGAGAATCTTTACAATCAGCATCATTATTACTCGTCACTCTGTCAAACTGTCCATATCTTTGTTGATTACCATAAGCCATCCAAGAAGTTTTTATGTATTTTATAGAACCATCTTCATATTTTTTAGTTGAATAAATAAAGTAACTAGTAACAGTGTGAGCACCATCTTTTTGAATAGACTGAAGATAAGCAAAACACATATCAGCAGAATTTCCGCAATAAGTGCCTCGATAATTATAAGAACTAGATGAAGCGCTAAAACTTAAAGCGATAAGAGATAAAAAAAACAATACTTTATAAATCACAATTAACACCTAAAAAAAAAGGAAAAAAAAAGCCTCCTAAGAGACTCTAATTCCAGAACTAAAACCCTCTACCATGCAATAGTAAAAAGTGCAGGCTATTAGTACTGTTAAGACCACTACTTTTTAAACCAACCAAGTAATGAGCCAATGCCAAAGCCTAAAATAGCTAAGGAAATAACAGCCGCTATAACCGCTGTATTGTTTGCTGTTGCTTCAGTTGAAGCGGTTGCAATTGCTGTGGTTTGATCAGAAGCAAAAGCTAAAGAAGTTGTACCCATTGCAGTTAATGCCGCTACTGTTTTACCTTTCCAAGTTAAAGTTTTATTCATTTTAAGACCTATATATTAAGAGTGTTTCCCCATCGTACGAACCATGCGACCCGTAAAATAAGACGTTAAAAAGGCGATAATAAAAGCGCCTTCAATTATTCCAAAAATCTCTGGGTCAAAAGTAAATAATGTCACCAGTAATTTCTGCAATCCTTCAGTGTCAGTTGAGGCAGACTTTTCAGATAAAACGCCAAAATCATAAGTACTCATGACAATATGACCTGAACAAGTTTGCGGAGTCTCAACAGTTCCACTAGGGCTATCAACTAAATAAATGTGGTAATCACCTGCGTCCCTTAAAACAGTTCTGTCAAAATAAATACATTCGGCAGAATATGAATCAAAAGAAACAAAAACAATTAACAACAAAAAAAGGCAAACAGAACGCTTTTTATAAACGGTAGAATTGCGAGGATTATCAATATAATAATCTCTCCAAAAAGAGGTAATATCCTCTTCTTGCTCAATATTTTGTTGATAGCTCATTAAATTAAGCTACTTTTTTCGGTTCAAAACCGATAATTTCCATCGTAATGCCACCTGCTTTTACGGATGTTTTTACTTCACAAGTAACAACTCCCGGGACTTGACCGGACGAAGCTAAAGAACGAGCTAAAACGTTGTCATTTTCAACAGACATTTTTACTTTTGCGTGTTGCTGTCCTACGTCAATTCTGTCAATTGATATTTCATCTGCTACGTCTTCATCAAGGATAATTGCACTTGCATAAACAATTTTGTCACCGCTTTTAGTGTCGACCATATTGCCTGCACTAATGCGTAAAACTTCCAATTGTACTTTCAT